GCTGCTGATTCTTTAGCAAAAGCTACTGAGGTCACTTTACTAAGTAAAAGACCTGAGTTACTAGAAACGGGGGAAGAAGTATCTCAAGACCCTGCTCCTAAGCTAAATCAAGTAGTACAAGACAAAAAAGCAAAAGCAAATGTACAGAAAAAAGTAACTGCTTCGCAGTCTCAACCACCACAAATGAAAGGTGAATCTACTCAAAATAAGAAAGTAGTAGATATAAATGTAATGTCGGATGATGAGTTTGGTGCATTACCAGAAGACACTTTAAGACGATTACGTGGTGACTTTGATTAAAGAGTAGTATATTATTTAAGAATTCGTCGGTTAGAACGATATCTAACAACTGGTCGTTCAGTATAAAAATCGTTTTTTCGTCTACAACGACGTTAACTGTTCGAGGTCGTGCTCGTAAAACCTACGGTATCGTATCCCAACGATAAAGGGTATACGGGATATCGCCCCAAATAGCGATTGGTTATTTTATTAATTTTTATTTGGAGGGCCTAATGGCTAATACAAATTTCAGCGCGTTGACCAGTGAACAGCTTACTATCTGGTCTCGTGATTTTTGGAGAGTCGCTCGAAACATGTCCTTCATTAACCAATTCGCGGGTAGTGGACCCAACGCTATGGTTCAGAGAATAAATGAACTTACTCAATCAGAAAAAGGAGCTAGAGCTGTATTAACACTTTTAGCTGACATGACTGGTGATGGTATCGTTGGTGATAACACTCTCGAAGGTAATGAAGAAGCACTAAGAGCATTCGACATCGTTGTACAATTAGATCAATTAAGATTTGCGAACAGACTATCTGGTCGTTTAGCGGATCAAAAATCTGTTGTCAACTTCCGTGAGCACTCAAGAGACGCACTTGCATACGCAATGGCGGACAGACTAGACCAAATTGCATTCTTGACTTTGGCTGGTATTGACTACAACAGAAAGAACAACAACATCGGTGGTTCTGCTGCGACTAGACCAGTACTAGGTTCAGGTGCTAACTTGTCTGACCTTGCCTTTAATGGTGATGTAACTGCTCCTACTTCTAACAGACACAGAAGAGTAGACGCAACTAATGGTTTAGTTGCTGGTGACACTTCTGCTTTAGTTGCTGCTGACAAAATGTCTTACAGCACTATTGTTGAGTTGAAAGCATTTGCTAAAGACCAATACATTAGAGGTATGAGAGGAAATGGTAATGAAGAGATGTATCATCTTTTTGTTACTCCACAAGTAATGGCTGATCTGAAACTAGATTCTGACTTCTTATCAAACGTAAGAAGCGCTGGTATCAGAGGACCAAACAACGAACTATTTGCTGGATCTTCTAGCTTAATGGTTGACGGTGTCATGGTTCACGAATTCAGACACGTACCAAACACTTCTCAAGGAACTTCTGGTTCTCAGAAAGGTGGATCTGGTAGTGATGTTGACTTCGCTGCTAACTTATTCTGTGGAGCTCAAGCTCTTGCTATGGCAGATATCGGTTTGCCTGAAATAGTTGAAGATACTTTCGACTATGGAAACCAAAACGGTATTTCTATCGGTAAGATCATGGGTCTTAAGAAACCTGTCTACAACTCTGACGTTTCTGGTCAGAATGAAGACTTTGGTGTAATCAGAGTAGATTGCGCATTTTAATTAAGATTGGGGTGGTCTTCGGACCACCTCTTTCTACTAAACAGGAGTTTTAAATGGAAGAAAGAAAAACTATGAAAGTTATCTCAGAAACAGATTTATATGTATCACTAAAAACTGGTGATGCTGTTCGTTTATACGCAGGAGAAGCAAGAGAATTTCCAGAGTATATTGGATATGCTTGTATACAAGCTGGGGCTAAAGAAGTAAGAGAAGAACCTAAGCCCAAGCCTGAACCTAAAGCAAAGCCAAAACTCGTTAAAAAAACAGAGAAAAAAGAAGAGAAATAAATGGCCGGTACGCTAACAGCTGCGAATATATTAGCTAGAGTAAATAATATACTCCAGAATACTGGTAATATACGTTGGTCAAGTTCAGAACAACTCGAATACCTAAATGATGGCCAAAGAGAAATTGCTAATTTTAGACCTGATGCTACTGCAGTGGATGCAAATATACAGTTAGTAGCGGGTACACAACAAACCATACCCGCCGATGGCTTAAGATTAATTAGTGTGTCTAGAAACATGTCAGGTACGGCTACAAGTGCAACTGGTGGAAGAGCAGTTTCAAAAGTAAATTTAGATGTAATAAATAGTGAAGAGCCAAGTTGGCATGACCCTACAGTTACAGGTAAAGCAGCGCACGGTGCTATAGTTAAACATTACATGTTTGATAACAGAGACCCACGTAAATTTTCTGTATATCCCGGAGTTGCTGGTAACGCTTATGTAGAAGTTGTGTATTCTAAAAACCCTACTGATCTCACATCAACGTCAGATACAATACAAGTAGATGATATTTATGTTAATGCTCTAATAAATTTTGTATTGTACAGATCGTTCTTAAAAGAGTCGGAGTTTGCCGCTAATTTTGAGCGTGCTGGAGCCCACTATCAAATATTTACTCAAAATCTTGGTATAGGCGCACAACTATCTCAATTCACTCAACCAGAACAGGAGGCAGTCGTTGGCTAGTTTTGAATCTTTAGTAAAAGAAGTTGCCCCTTTTGTTCCGGGGTGTTCAGAGTCTATGATAGAAAGTAACTTACGTTCTTCGACTATAGAGCTTTGTGAAAAAAGTAAAGCTTATACTTATGACTTAGACCCGATAACTACTATATCAGGAATTTATGAGTATGAGTTTGACCAACCTAGCGGTACAGATGTACATCAAATACTCTGGGCTACTTTTGATGGTAATGATCTGGATCCTATTAGCCCTAGAAGCTTAGAATTAAATTACCCTGATTGGAGAGATAAATCAGGTATACCAACAGTATATTTACAAAAAACATCTAACACTTTTTGGTTAGTGCCAGTGCCCGGTGCAAAAACCGTTAATGGGTTACTGGTAAATGTGGCTTTGAAACCAACTAGAACTACTAACAGTATAGATACAGAATTTAGTAATACTTATCGAGATGGTATTTTATATGGTGCTATCTACAGATTGCTAAGAATGCCCGGTAAAGAGTGGACCGACCCAGTAGCCGCTTCTGACTACTTTAATTTGTTTCAAGCCGAAGTAGGCGAAGCAGAGTTAAGAGGTAGAGGTGGTAACATAGGCGTGAAACGAACCGTTAAATATAAAGGTACGGGCTTGTCCCCAAGGAAAAGGTATGGACGTTATGGAAAGGAACTCGACTATTAGATGGATTTTATAGAACCCAAACTAACTGATGTTCGGTTATGTTGGGAGGAAATAAGAGGCCCAATATGTTCGATATTAAATGAAATCCCTCATTGTGAGGTTATACCAGAGGACATTTATAGCGAATGTGTAAATGGAAGAGCAGAATTATACATGTCTTCTATTGGCTTCATGATCTTAACAGTAGAAGTAGACCCCTTTTCAAAAACACGGAGTTTGTTGATTTGGATTGCGTATGTGCATGAAACTGGTAAACATAACTGGGTTTCGCATGTACAATGGTTAAACCAATTAGCAAAAGCTTCGGGTTGTGTTTATATAAAAGCAAAATCCGTAGTTCCTGAGATGGAACAATATGCTCTAGCTAATGGGTGGGAAATAACAGAAAGAGTTTATAGTATAGAGGTATAAATATGGGCGGAAGTAGAGGGGCTAAAGTAGACCCGAAAGATTATGAGCCGGGTGAAAGAGAGAAAGCGTTAGCAGCAATTGCTGTTGATGCTAATAATTATTATGTAAATCATTTACAACCTGTTATGGCAAAACAGTTAAAACACGCTGCTTCTGATAGGTTTGCTCCAACTGTAAAAGGTTTTAGACAAGCTGATATACAACAAGCTATGACTGGTAAATTAGATTTAGATTTAGCTAGAAGTTTTCAAGACAGTGCTAATAAAACTTTAATGGCTACTAAAATACAGGTTGATGCTAACCGAGAAGCTTTAGGCGCAAAAAGAGCAGAACAAGAGAACGCTTTGAGAACTGGGTTAGGCTTGGGGGCTACGTCTTCTGGTGCATTAGCTCAAGCAGCAAGGTTACAAAACAATCAACTTTTATCTCAAGCACAAGATGAACTGAAAGTAAGGATGGCAAGAAAAGACATGCAGAACCAACTTCTCATATCAGGAGCAAAAGCAGCTACATTTGGTATTGGTGGTGGATTATCAGAAATGGGTGCAGGTGGGGCAGGTTTTAAAACAGGCTTCAAACAAAGTCTAGGTAGATACTTTAGAGGAGAGTACTAAAAATGTTAGTAGGACACGGCAGCGCTTGGACTGAAATAGGTAAAACTCTAAATTCTTTAGGGTTTGGCTCTGGTGGATTTACCCTTGATTTTAGTGGCCTTGACTTTGGTAATATAGATATTGATAACGTTCAAACCGAAGCTAAAAAAGCAGAAAAAAAGTTACAAGACAATATAAATAAAGCCCAATCTGGTAGAGATGGGCCTTTAAACGAGGACCAAGCCGTAAAGAATGCAACATCTCCTATCGCTTCTGAGCCACCACCTTCTGGCCCACCAGCCGCTGCAACTCCTCCAATAGAAAGTTCTGAGGGTATTGGAACACAAGAAGCATCTGATGTTGGTACTACCGACTATGCTCCAGTATATGTCACTAGTTTGGGGGAAGTAAAAGACCCCGATAAAGCATTTGCAGATGTTGCTAAATCTAGAGATAGGTTTGTTAGAAGCACAGTAAGACCTTTTGAGAAATCTTTGTTAAACGAAATAGATGGTGATGAGTTAATTCAAGAAGCACCTATGGATGTATATAAACAAACCACCTTAGGAGAGGATATAGCTGCAAGAAACTTAAGTAGATTTGGTGTAGCTGAAACTTCTGCGGCTAGAATGCAAAGAATGACTGGTAATCAACTAGTTAGGACTATAGGTGTGACTGATGCTGTAAACAATGCTAGGTTACAACAAGATACAAGTAACCAAGAATTATTAAATAGTTTAGTTAATGCTGCTCAAGGTATTAACAAAACTGCTTTAGAAAGTTTAGGCACTGCTGCTGGGTTACAGATAAATAGAGAAAATGCTTATAGCTCAGCAAGAGCAGCTTCTAGGTCCCAAAAATATGGGTTTTTTGGTTCTTTAATAAGTGCGATCTAATGGTAGAAATGTTAAGAAAGGGGTTTCAGTCCCAAACTTCATATAGAGAAAGTGCTCGTAAGTTAGAAGAACAATTAAAACTTGATTCTTACAATAGCTCTAGGGATGCTTTTACACAAATTTCAAACAAAATTAGTAGGACGGAGGGTGCTTCGGATGAACTAGGCAATGACTTTATTTTTAGTCTAGGTGGTCTTGCACAGGTAGTTGCTCCTGAAGAATGGAAAGCAGCAGGAGGTAAAATAGATACAAATGTCCTAAACAGCGGTGCGTTTAAGGACGCTCTGCATAGGATACAGTTTGTACAATGGGGTACAGGTAATTTTGCTTTTTATGACAGGGCTGAATTAAGTGGTCAAAAAGATGACGCTGGTAACGATATTTATAATATTCGTATAGCCGAGTTTAAACCGGGGGATAAGAATGCTCCGGGACCTAAATTAGCTTTCAAAAATCTTGTAAACGCTGACCAAGACGGAGATGGCGTAATCCAAATGACTATACCTGAGTTAGATATATTAATGCAAGATTATCAACATCATGTGTATCAGACAACTAGCCCAGTAGCGTATGCAGCTAGCAGACGTTTTGGAGACAACGGCACCTTTGAAGAACTATCTGGACCAGAGCAGGACCAACTCGGAGATACTGGCTATGGTAGTCCAAGTTACAATGGGGCGTATCTTAGTGACGAAACCACAACTACAGAAATTTTTAATGAAATAAATGGTATTCTAAAAAACACTAATAGAATAGCAAAACCTATACAAATGGATCCAACAAAAGTTATGGATACATTAGATCAGCTTTTAGAAATGACTGATGATCAAATAGGGAATTGGGCTGTAACGAATGGATTAAGACCGGTTGACATACAATTCGCTGTAAACCAATATTCTACTTTTGCTAGTAAAGTTAAAGATAAAGAGGCAGAGTTTCTCCAAAGAGAACAAAATGGAGAAACAATTAGTAATCAGGAAAAAGCAGAACTAAGGAATCTCAAAAGAAAAAGAGATAGGTATATTATTGGACAAAACACACTTGGCTCTGGATACGATGAAGACTTAAAAAGTGGTACTCAATCTTTACGATTTGGACCGACAACTACTGGAACTCTTCAGGGTACTTTGTATAACTTAAACCTAAGAAACAAAAGAGAACTTGCAGAGGTAGAGAAAAAGATATCTGGAGGGACGTATGATCGTGATTTAGATTTAGAAAAATTACGTGCTGAAAAAAAGAATTTAATGAATCTTTTAGCTGTAGCTCCTGTAGACAGTGATAGAGCTAAGGATTTAACAGAAAAGCTTAAAGACAAACAAGTAGAAATAGATAACAGAATTAACACGCTAAGACTTGATGCTGGTGCTCAAGATAAATTTAGGGAATCAGATATAGCAGATATTTTAGGGAACTTTAATAGAAAAGATGGCGGTATACCTTTCGAAACTTTACCTGATCAAATATCAAACCTACTTAAGAAAAAAGGTTATCAAGTATCTGACTCGACTAAACAACAAATAGATAACTATATAAATGCAAACTTTAACCCAACAACTGGACAAGTTATTCTGGAGAGTAATGAAGCACCTAAAACTAAACGAGATTATGAAGCAACAGTTAGTAGAAATATAAGAGATGCCATGGCGATGTTGTACAGCTTTGATAATTCAATATTAGAAGCGTTAGGCCCTGAAAATATAGAAGCAATGTTGACTGCGGTAAGAGTAACGGGGACTTTGGATACCAACTTGTTAAGAGATCTACGTGAAAAGAGGGCGAAAGCTGATAGTGTTTACACTAAGTCATTTAGTGACGCAGGTATTGAGTTAGAAGGCTTATATAGAAAAGGGTTAGAGCTTGGTGGCTATGGTGATGCTAACACATTTACACCTGATAGTTATATGTCGGACTTCACTAAATTTTATCAACAGGAGTATGACAATAATGCAAAGGTAGCAGAGTTTCTTGCAAGAGATAGAGAAGCACATGGAGGGCGACTTAGTACATTTGGTGAGCTAATTAATGCAAAAAAATTAAAAACTTTAATGGTTGGACTTAGACCAATTTTAGAAAACGCTAATGACCAACGTTGGATGCAGTGGTTAGGCAGTGTTGGAAATGATGACGTAAGTGCAGCTACGGATCTTCTAACTGGTGAATATAGAATTCAGGCAATGTATGCAGATGGCAATAGGTTTCTTAAATATTCAGATCTTTATGATGCCGAAGGTAGAAGAAAAGGTACTACTCCGGGATTAACAGGTTTTAGAATGCTCGGACCTGACGGAGGTGTTGCAGGAGCAGAGGAACTTACAATAGATGATATTAGAGAAGCTATAGATGACTTAGGCGGAGACCCAAGTAGAGACTTAAGAACTCTGATAAAAATATTTGAAGATGTTGCCTTTTACACTGGCTCTGCAGGTTAAATATGGCTAATGAATTAGAAAAGGTACTACTAACCGATAGTCAGGCTCCTGTTGCGCCTGAAAGCACAGAACCTGAACCAACCCAACGACGTCCTGTAGCACCAAACTTAGAGGAAGAACAACAAAGAGATGCGGCTAGAGCCGCACAAGTTTTTGGTGGTGTTAACAATCCTGTAGGAAATTTTAATTTAGAAGGCACTCCAGTATTTTATGGACGTTCTAAAGATCATTTTACTAGAGGAGTAAAAGCTGGAGTTCAAGGAGTAAAAAGTTCTTTTAGTGGTCTTGCTGCTATGGGCAATCTTATTATGGGGGACGATATGGCAGCCCAAAGAAGGCTTGCCGAAGTAGATGATTATAATGAAAGAGTTCAAAAACTTTTAGAACCCTTAGAAACTTTTGAAGAGTTTATTCTTGAACCAACATTACAAGGGGGTTTTAACCAATTAGCTAGGGCTGTTGGACAAAATTTAGCCCCTGCTGGGTTAGTTCTAGGGGAGGCTCTTGCTGGAGGCATAATCTTAGGAGCAGGTAGAACTGCTTTTACTGTTGCGGGTAGGGCTGCATTACAAGATGCCATGTCTAAAACTGTTAGAAAAGCAAGTAACTTTAAAGATAGAGTCCTTAAACCAAACAAAGACGATGTACTACAGTTAGGTGGACCTGAGGTAGATTTTCAAAGACAAACTGTAAATGCTTTTGAAGAACTCTGGTTTAAAACATTAAGAAATAAAGGCACTGATAATTTAACACCAGAAGAAAAAGTAGTTATGGATACTGCTAGAGCTTACATACGAGATTTAAAAAGAGGTGCAGTTGGTGGGGCTTTTATAGCTTCTGAAAAATTGATAGCCCCTGAAATTCTACAAGAGTATAGAGATGCCGGAATAGAACTAACTGCAAGAGAAGCAGTTATGGCAGGTCTAATTGGACTACCAGCAGCTGGAGTAGAAGTTCTTTCAGACGCTATATTCTTTGGTTCTTTATTTAAATTAGCTACCGGTAGAAGTAAACTAGCTGGACTCCAACGAAAATTCCTTGAAGGTAAAAAATTAAGTGAACACGAAAAATTTATTTTAAAACTGTCTCTACTTGCAGAAAAGAAAGGAATAGATGCCATAGGAAAAAGAGGGCAAGCAGAACTAAGGCTTTTTGAGAAGAAGTCTACTTTAGCTTTGTTAGGAGATGTAGCTAGAGTAGGTGTGGGAAGTATAGCCGCAGAGGGTTTCGCGGAGGGAGTTCAAGAAGAAATAATTATGTCGGTAGGTAATGCCGTAAACCCTGATTTTGACAACGCCGGTACTGAAGCTCGATTAAGAAGAATGCAAGCTTGGTTTGATGGTGCTGCTGGTGGTGGTGCCCGTGGTGTCGCCGGTGGTGCTGGTGCAGCAATATTTCAAAAAGCCCGTGCCGCTATTAATAACAAAGTAGAAGACCTTGCTTGGCAGAATGTACAACAAGAAACTTACAAAGATTTAGAAGAGCTCGGATTACCAGAAACTTTTGACGATGTAGTAGCGCAGTTGCAAAGCATGATTGATCCTGACTACAAAAGAGAATCTGTTTGGCTAACTTTAGAATTCCTTAAAGCGAATGGGATAATAGATCCAGAAACTAATACAGTAAATAAAACTAAATTAAGAGAGCTGTTACAAGACGCATTTGCTGGAAAAGATGAGAGTTCTATTCCAGAGATTATGTTGAGTCTAGATAAAGACGGACTTGGTGTACTTTTAACTGTTAGTAGAGATGCCCAAACATTTTTTGATAACCAAAGATTTAATAACGTTAATCTAAGAGACGTATTAACTAAAATTTTAGACTTTACTGAAACTTCTAGTTCTGCACAAGGAGATCAAGTTATTGTACAACTCTTAGAAGACGATAAAGTAGTTTGGGAACAAACAGCGCCTTCTAGTAGTATTCCTGAAGTTGTTATTAAAGCAGATTCACAGTTCCAACCTGAGAAAAAATACAGTGTTATGAAAAACTCAATGGACCCTGACATAGTAAAAGAGTTACTGCCTGAAGCACAAGGGCCTGATACAGATGATGAGGACCCGCAACTAGATTTATTTGACCCTGAAACAGTACAACCACTTATCGAGGAAATAGAGGGAGAAATATTTGATTACCAAATAAATGATAAAGAAGTACCACAATCTTTATTAGATAGATATGACTCACTTAAGAGTAAGAAAAGAAATATAAAAATAGCTATAACAACTCCGGAAGAAGAAGCGGAGAGAAGGTTAGAGTCATATAGAAACGAAGATGGTGAAGAAGAAGTAAAAAGAAGAAGTATGGAGTACTCTGGCGAGTTCGAAGATGATTACAACGAAACTTTAGAAGAACTTAAAGCCAAAATGGAACAGGAAGGTGGTTACACTGATGAGAACTTTGGAGATGTAGTAGAAGGTAGTGAATTTGATTTTGCTCAACAGTTTTCAGAGATAGGGAAAATTACTGTTCAAAGTGGTAGGGTAGCTACTGCGTGGAAAAAAAGAGAGGTCGCCAGCTTTGATAACGAAAAAGCCAACGATGAGTTACGTGATTTAATATCTACATATTATAGGCAAACTACTGAAGCCCTTATTAGATTAACTTCAGTATATCCGTCCGCAGATAATGCAGCTAGTGAGCTATCTAGACTTAACGAAAAATTAATTACATTAAATTCTGAAATAGGTAAATTAAAAAATAATTTAAATAAAGCGGAGAATTCTAAATTAGCTAAAAGTATAAGAAGAGTTACAAATGAAATACTAGACGAAAATTTAAGAACAGACGCAAATAAAACTCGAACCCAATTAGAAACTCCTGAGCGTGCTAGAAAAGAACTCGCCAGTAAGATAGCAAAAAGACTTAAATATAAAAAACAAGAACTTGCCGCTTTCTTAAATTCAATACAAAGAACTAAGGATACGATAGCTCAATTAGATTCTGTAAAACAACAAACAGAAGAGGATTCTAAAAAATTGATTGCAAAATTAGATATGGCGCAAGAAAGGAATCTTGATAGAGATACGCAAGCTAGAGCTACAGAAAGACTAATACTTGGTGAATTAGGAGTGCCACCTAAAAAAGCTTCGGCAATAGCCAATAGTAATTCTAGGGAGTTTTTAAATAAAATTGCTGAACAATTAGATCGACTAGAACAAAGAGTTAGAGATGAAATAAAAGTTATTAAACCCGGAGACGAATTACCTGTTATAGATTCGACATCTAAAGAAGCCATACTTAAAGCTATAGCAGAAGAAGAAGATAAAATAGATGATGTATATGAAGGGATTGACAAATTTCGTAAAATAAATGTTTATGAGGGGTAAAAACAATTCAATAAATCAAATCATAGAGACTCTAAGACAAGGTAGTTTCATGACAGAAAATGAAAT